ATGTCTTCGACATTGTTGGGGAAGATGGAGCCTCGCATTTGGACTCGCCCTTTAAGGAAGCTTACTCCTGAGACTTCTCTGGGTTACGAAGTCGTTGATTTCGCCCGTTCGATTCTTGGCATTGATCTTCGCCCTTGGCAGCGATGGCTTTTGGTGCATGCCTTGGAGCTGATGCCGGATGGTTCGTATCGGTTTCGTCGTGTGATTGTGCTGGTGGCGCGACAGAACGGTAAGACCATGTTGGCGAGTGTCCTTGCCTGTTGGTGGCTTCTGGTGGATTCGTTGCGTCACCCTGAACGGGTGCCTCCTGTGAAATTCAAGATTGTGGGGACCGCGCAGAATCTCGATATTGCGCGTGAGCCTTGGGCTCAAGTGAAAATGTGGTGTGACCCGGAGCCGGACACTGAAGAGGCTGGTGATCTTGCGGTTCCTGCACTTCAGGACAACACCGCGAAAGTTTCTGACACGAATGGCAAGGAGTATATCCAGTCGAAGAAGCTGGCTCAGTATGAGATTAGGGCGGCGAAGAACGCCCGTGGAAAGCCGGCTGCTCGTGTGCTTATGGATGAGCTCCGCGAACAGCAGACGTGGGTTGCCTGGAATGCCACGTCGCAGACAACCAAGAGTTTCTGGTCGGGCCAGCTGTGGGGTATATCCAATGCCGGGGATGGCACCAGCGTGGTGTTGAAGGCACAGCGTGATGCCGGTATCGCTCAGATCGCGGAGTGGGACAAATACGTTGAGGACGGTTTACAGGATGCCGAGGAGTATGCGAATTCGCATGATGTGAGCATCGGGCTGTTCGAATGGTCCGCTCCTGATGGGTGTGCGTTGGATGATCCCGAGGCGTTGTGTCAGGCGAACCCGAGCATCGGATTTGGTGGCATGACGGTGCAGTCTTTGGCTTCTGACGCCGCAGGCATGACCGAGACGGGTTTCCGTACCGAGGTGCTGTGCCAGTGGGTGACCGCCGACGTGGACACGTACCTCGATCCTGATAAATGGAAGCGCGGCACCGATGCGGGTTCCTCGATCGAGGATGGTGGACGGATCGTGCTCGGTATTGACACTACTGCTGATGGTTCGGTGACGTGGGTTGCCGCTGCGGGCTTGCGTGCCGATGGACTACCGCATGTGGAGGTGGTGACCCGCAGGGATGGGATGATGTGGGTTCCCCAACTTCTCAAACGTATCCGTGACACCACGGGTGCCAATGAGGTTGCCATACAGGGCAGGGGATGTCGCGCCGTGGATCTCATCGACCCCTTGGCCGAGCTTGGTTTCCAGGTCGATTCGATCGATGGCCCCCGTCTGGGTGCGAGTACGGGCCAATTCCGTGACCGTGTGCGTGAGGAGAAGCTGAAACATCTGCCGCAGCCAGCCATCGACGAGGCCGTCTCCGCTGGTGTGGCGCGCAAACTCGGTGACGTCGAGGTCTGGGATCGCAACAACTCCATGATGGATATCTCGGGTTTGATTGCTGAAACATATGCATTGTACGGCCTCGAGATGTTCGAGGCTTCGAATGGTTCCGTGACCGCTTCAGCTTACGCGGAGCATGGGCTGATGGTTCTCTAGGAAAGGGGGATCGTGTGAGTGTTTGGTCCACTATTTCGGGCTGGTTCAATCGCCCCCTGGTCAATGTCACGTTCACTCAGGATGATATAGCGCAGGTATTAGGACAATCACCGGCACAGTTGTATGCCACGCAACCTCACCTGAGAACGGTGATCTCCTTCATGGGTGACAATGTCGCGCAGGTCGGTCTGCAATTGTTCAACCGTGAATCGGATACGAACAGAGTCAGGGTCACCGATGATCCGTTGACGGACCTTCTAAGCATGCCGAATCCAGATATGACTCAGTTTGAGTTAATTCGCTCTCTGGTTTGTGATATTGCCCTCTACGATGTGGCTTACTGGATTGTGGTGCCGGCTGATTCCCCGTCAGGTTGGATGATCCGACCAATTCCACCGTCGTGGGTGACGATGAAGAAGCAGGGCGACGTGTTCTCTCCACAGGTGTTCACTGTTGACCCTCAGCAAGGGCATTCGGTGGACATTGATGCCGAGGACATGATCGTGTTTCATGGGTGGAGTCCATCCGACCCTGCCAACGGCGTATCACCTATCCGTGCGTTGAAGGATGTGATGGCCGAACAGATCCAGGCATGGTCGTATCGCACTCAGATGTGGAAGCGTGGCGGGCGTATCGGCATGTACTTGTCGCGTCCGAAGGACGCACCCAATTGGGATGACAAAGCCCGTGAACGGTTCCAGAGAGACTGGAAGGAATATCAGGATGCCGGAGGTAAAGCCGGTTCGAGCCCACTCCTAGAGGACGGTATGACCATGAACAGGGTCGGGTTCTCCGCAAGGGAGGATGAGTTCCTCGAAGTGACGAAACTGTCATTGCAGACGGTGGCACAGGTGTACCACGTGAACCCTGTGATGGTAGGGGTACTGGATAACGCGAATTTCAGCAACACCAGGGAGTTCCGCAAGATGCTGTACTCGGAGACCTTGGGGCCCTTGATGCAAATGGTCCAGGACAGGCTCAATGCCTTCCTGGTGCCGAAGGTCAGCAAGGTCAGCAGCCCTTATTTGGAATTCAATATCCAGTCGAAACTCGCTGGCGACTTCGAAGAGCAGGCCAGCGTTCTGTCCACCAGTGTTGGCGCACCATGGATGACAGTGAACGAAGGTCGTGCACGTCAGAATCTTCCCGAGCTCGATGGTGGTAACCAGCTTGTGGTGCCGCTCAATGTGACGAAGGGCGGACAGTCTAGTCCTCAGGATGGAGGAGACCCCATCCCCGCAGAAGTCGAGGATGTCATGAAACGCTGGCTCGCCCGGATGAAACGTTCCAACAGCTCACGCAAGGCCGCCGGTGAACCTATTGACTGGAAACGTTGGGAACGTGAACTGCAAGCGGACCTCGTGTCAACGGGCATCGACCAATTCAATGCCGGAGTGTTGGCGAATCAGACCAATAGCGCGGCAATGAAATATTTTGACAGTGAGGAAGCATAGATGAAGCTCAAGGACATGCCGGTATCGTTCCGGACAGACGGTGACGACCTCGAGGAAGGTCAATTCCTGGTATACCCGTCCACCTTCACGCGGACGCCTGACTCATACGGTGACGTGGTTGCCAAGGGCGCATTCGAAGACACCATCCGACAGTGGAAAGAATCAGGGAACGTGCTGCCCATCATGTATGGGCATCGCATGGACGACCCTGATTACAACCTCGGCGGTGCCATCGACATGGGAACAGATGACCACGGGTGGTGGATCAAGGGGCAATTCGATATGGATTCGCCTAAATCCGCGCAAGTATACCGCCTCGTGAAAGGTAAACGTCTGTCGCAGCTCTCATTTGCTTTTGATGTCCTGGATGAGGGGACCGTAGAGCTGGACGATGGGCAGACAGCCAATGAGTTGCGCAAGCTCAAGGTCTACGAAGCTTCGTTCGTGCCTGTCGGAGCAAATCAGGACACCTCAATCGTGGCGGTCAAATCTGCTGCTGACATGTTGACTGCCGAGATCAAGGCGGGGCGCGTCATCTCAGCCAAGAATGAAGGCACACTACGCAAATCAGTGGCGCAGATCAACGCTGCCGCCGAGAGCCTGAACAATGTCCTGTCCCAACTGGATGGGGAGAAAACCAATCTTGATGTGGAAGAAGCCAGCGGTAACGCCGAAGCCAAGACCGAGGAGCCTGAACAGGCCAAGGTCGAGGAGCGGAAAGCCAACCCGTCCGTGGAGGCCATGTCGCAGTTAATACACATCTATGAGCAGACAGCTCAGGAAGGAGATTCACTGTGAATCTCAAGGAGAAACGCGCTGCGGCACTCGCCAAGGCGCAGAAGTTCAACGAACGTATCGCCAACGGAGAGGAACTCGCCGAAGATGATGTCACCACATTGAAGGGCATCCTCACCGAAGTAAAGGATCTGGACGCACAGCTGGCAAAGGCAGCGGAGAAGAAGACCCTGCTTGACCAGCTTGGTTCTCTTGACAAAAAGGAATCCAAGATCGACAACGATGCCAAGTCCGATGTGATTGATGCCAAGACTCCAGGCGAGTTCTTCATCAAGAGCTTGAAGAATGCAGGCCTGACCGTTCTTGACACGAAGACGCGAGGGTTCCAGACCACCGAGTTCAAGGCCGCAACCGATGCTCAGCACGTCGGACAGTCAGATGGTGCTTTCGGCCCACTGGTTACCGATATTGACACGAACTTCGTCATGCCATACCAGCGTCCGCTCCTATTCGCAGACATACTCGGTTCCGGCACGGTGTCTGGCAACAGCATCAAATACCCGGTGTTCGGTGCTCTCGAAGGGTCCACGGCGTTTGTAGCCGAAGGCGGAGCAAAGCCACAGATTCACCTTGCGGACCCGACTTGGGTCACTGACTCTCTGGCAGAGGTCGCGGGATTCTTCAAGATCACCGATGACATGGCAGAGGACGCCGACTACGTGGTATCCGAAATCAACTCGACCGCACTCTACGATCTGCAACTGCGCGAAGAACTCGCTTTGCTTTCTGGTGACGGTACCAGCAACTCCATCAGGGGCGTACTCAACCGCGATGGCATACAGACGATCGTCAACGCCACGGGGGAGAAGGACAGCGACCCAGATCTGATCTTCCGAGCCATCACCGCAGTGCAGGAAGTGACCGGTTTCGCTGCTGATGGCATCGTCATCAACCCAGCTGACTACCAGAGCATCCGCCTGTCGAAAGATGCTAACGGGCAGTACTTCGGCGGTGGTTTCTTCGCGGGACAGTACGGCAATGGCGGCATCATGCAGAATCCTTCGCTGTGGGGGCTGCGCACCGTGGTCTCTGCCAGCGTTGCGAAGGGCACCGCCGTCGTCGGCGCATTCTCCAGAGCGGCGAAGGTGTTCCGTAAGGGTGGAGTCCGTATAGAGTCTACAAACTCTCATGGGGATGACTTCACCAACGACCAGATCACCGTGCGTCTGCGCGAACGTCTCGGTCTGCAGGTCAAATACCCTGCAGCTATCGCCAAGGTGACCCTTGGCGCTGCGGCATGAGGTGATCGATGATGATGAAATCCTATGAACTCAATGGGCGAACCTTTCTGTTCGGGGAAGGGCGACAGCCGAAAGGCGCGGTTGAGGTCCCGAAACGCGTACCGGAGAACAAGGACGCATCCAAAACGGTGAAGCGCAAGACCTCCACCGTCAATCAGGGGAAGTGAGGTGACGGGGCGATGGCTGAAATGATTCCTGACTTGGTATCCAACGATATGGTGGTGGATTCATCGACATGGCTCAAGGCCGCACAGCAATCCGTGAGGTCATACTGCGGCTGGCACGTCGCCCCGAACATCGAACAGACCCTGAGATTGGATTCCTACGGCGCTCGCACACTGCTCCTGCCATCCATGCACGTCACCGACATCTCAAGTCTCATAATCAATGGTGTTGAAATGAAAGATGACATTGACTGGAGCACGGCAGGAACGGTGAAACTCCGGAAAGGCTGTTTCCCTGACAGTCCAGGTGCCGTCACGGTCACATTGAAACACGGGTTTGACGCAGCTGAAGTCGCCGACGTGACATCGTTGATGCTGAAGCTCGCCCAACGCGGTTCCACAGGGCCAGGAGTCATCGGATCGCAGTCCACGAACGGTTCAAGTGTCACGTTCATTACTGCGGGTGGAGCGCCTTTAAGCATCCCGTTATTACAGATCGAAAAGGATGCTCTGCAGCCGTACAAGCTGACCTGGGGCGTGTCATGAGCACCGCAGCGGAATATGTTGAGCAGAACTCGATGTTCGCCCTACGGTACACGGAACAGTTCACACGCCAACGCAGGAAACAGGTAGTGGACCCCTATGACCCCGACAACACCACGTCAGGTGATTGGACCGATACGGACGACCTGCCTGTCCGTGGCGCACTGACCTCGCTAACCAGCGTCGAACAGGATGATGCCACCCGCAGCGAAGCCATCAGCACAGCACAGTTCGTATCGGACAATCCCAGTCTCGACGTGCAGCGTGGCGACCGTCTTCAATCCAGTGATGGGCGCAAATGGCACGTCGTCGGTTACCCGACGAAGGACATGAACGCCTTCACGGGCTGGCGTCCGACACTGGTATGCAACCTGGAGGAGGTGATCGGCTGATGCCCGCATCAGGACAGACACAAGTGGAATTCAACGACTCGTTCTTCGAATCGATCCTGCGCAGCTCCGGCGTCAAAAGCCTGTGCTCGCAGAAAGCCGAAAAGGTGCTGCAAGCCGCGAAAGCCACTGCCCCCGTCGACAGCGGAGCGTACAGGGACGGCCTGCAACTGCGCACGGTATCCAGAGCGCACCGAGACACCGTCATGGTAGTGGGCACGGACGCGAAAACCATGCTCATCGAATCCAAGACCGGCAACCTCGCCCGCGCGTTGAAGGCCGCGAAATGACCCTCTACCTGCCACCTGACATGGAACTGTTCCTCACCGGATGGCTGCGCTCGCGCATCCCCAAGGTCCGGTTCACCAACAGGGAACCCGACAATCTGTCCACTCCATTGGAGCAGCCGGTCATCGTGATACGTGACGATTCCGGCCCCGCCTCCTCGCAGGTTACATTCGACCGCTCCATAGGCGTGAGCGTACTGGCAGGATCCAAGACCAACGACAAGCCGGCCAATGATCTCGCGAGGCTCATCTATGCGCATCTGACCTGTGAAGAGATCGTCACCGCTCGGGAGTCGCCGATCGCCGCGCTCATCGATTCCGGTTGCAACGGCCCTTATCCGGTTCAGGACGACCACGATTACGCACGCCGGTACCTGACCGTCGAATATTCGACGGTCGGCACCATCCAATAACCATCAACATTCCTCGAAGCCACCCCGTACAGGGTGGCTTTCTCATATCCAAGGAGAAAAAACATGACAGCAGATGCCAAAGGAAACGATCTTCAAGCAGTAGATGTCCCCATCACCGGCCAGCTGGCCGTCGCCCCATACGACGCGGCCAACCTGCTCACCTCCGAGCAAGGAGGCGGGCCCACGGTCACTTGGCCGACCACCAATCCTTACGTGTGGCTGGGCCTGATCAAACAGGACGGCGGTGCCACCGAGAGCCAGGATCAGGATGACGCCATCGAGTTCTTCCAGAAGGGGTATTTCCTGAATCAGGACCCCACCATGACAATCCAGTGGGGACTGGCGGAGTTCAACGCCGCCGTCCGCAAACTCATCACCGGTCAGACGGCGGATGCGAACGGCATGATCGCCGTGGACACGTACACGCCGGACACCAAGTGGATCGCGTTCTACGAGGAGGTCTATAAAAACGGCAAGGTGCGCCGTCTCAACGGTGTCATCCAGGTGACCACCACGGAGGTCGACCAGTCGGAGCGCGGAAGCGTGAAGGGACGCACCGTCACCATGACCTGGCAGCCAGACGAGATCGTGGGCAATGGTTCCACCACCAAGTTCAACGAATGGCAGTACGACCCAAAAGCGTGAAGTCGGTAGCGGTGACCGCCGCTGATGGCGGAACCGCACCGACTGTCCAGGTTGGTTCAACAATTCAACTGAAGGCCGTCGCGACATTGGAGGACGCTTCGACGATTGATGTGACAGCATCGTCTCAGTGGGCGTCGAATGCAGTGTCCAAGGCGACCGTTGATGGCTCAGGAAAGGTTACCGGCGTTGCTGCGGGGACGACGGAAGTTACCGCTACAAGCGGTGACGCCACATCGTCTGCCGTGACTGTCACAGTATCCGCCTGAAAGTTATTCATCCCATCCGTGTGGTTCATGCTCTCCATGCGGATGGGATTTTCACATAAAAGAGCCTCATCTTAAAGGAGCACAAGAATGGTACAGAAGAACGATATCCCAGATGATCTCAACTTTGAAGAAGCCACCGAAGAATCATATGAAGCAGGAATCGTCGAGGCTGGCAAGACATTGGAGAACCGCTATATTGTCAGATTCCCCAACCTATATGTGAGAACCTTCCAGGGCAACACCTACCGGTTGCCGCTGGCGGTGAAAGCTGATTACTTCGATGACGAGGACAGCCAGGAATCGCCATTAGCACAGATTAAATCGGTACTGACGCGCGAGAACCCTGCCAAACGCAAGCAGCTTGACAGCGAGCTTTCGGTCGCTCTGCTCGCCATCGGCGACAGATATGCGGATGTCATCGCCGACGTGCAGATGGCATCACTGGGAAAATACAAGGCTTCCTCCGCAGTATCGAAGCCGACCGCGTAGAAGCCGCTGCGGACTTCGCCAGGCTCGGATGGTCGCTGACTGGTGATGTGGGTAACCGGCTGCGTTACGGCGACGCGATGGCGTTGTACGCCTCACTCATAGCTGACCCATCAAGCATGACCGGGGCCAAACATCTCGGACTGGACTATCCGATGAGCTGGGAGGGGTTGTCCGCCTCCTTCCACCAGCGAGGGTATCTTATGCCGGCACCGCTGCGCATCGGTGAGGAAACAGGGCATGCCCCTGCGGACGATGAGGAACTGGAACAGGCGAAGGCGAAACTCAGCCCGTTCCCTGGAGTGAATGTTGAGGAGTTGCCATGACAGGTGCAGCAGGGGCCGAGGTAGGGTCGGGACACGTTTCGATCTTCCCAGTCATGACAGGGTTCCGGTCGATGGTCTCCAAAGAGGTCCAGGCATCGGGCAAGGAAGGTGGCAGCATCTTCTCTCGCGCCTTCCAAGGCGTCGGGTCGAAGGCGGGATCATCTCTCGGCAAGGATATGAAGAGCGCGTTCAACGGTTCGGCCGGTGACCTGGCCTCACCCGCTTTGAAGAAGATGCAGTCTGAGGTGGCATCAGCAGCCCGTGCGATGAGTGCCGCGAGACTCAAGCAACAGGACGCTGCAGGCAAAGTGCGCGTTGCCGAAGCGCAGTTGGCGGCGGCGATAGCGAAGAACGGTGCCGAATCGGTGCAGGCCGTCGCCGCTTCCGAGCGTCTTGCCTCGGCGAAACGCAGGGAACAATCCACCTCGGAGGCACTGACGGCGGCCGAAGGTCGCCTCAAGGATGCCAAAAAGGCAGTCTCCGATGTCAAACAGGCCACCATAGAAGCACCAAAGACAGGCTTGTTCACCAACGCCATCCAACGTATCCGCGGCAGCGTACAGGGATTGAACCGTGAGAACGTCGATGCGGTCTCCTCGAAACTCTCTGGCTTCGGTGTCAGGTGGGGAGTAGTCGCCGGAGTAGCCGGGGCGGCGACGCAGCGGATCCTAAGGTTGTTCTCCGGCATGATCTCTGGAGCTGAGGATGCGTCCGACTCGACCCAGAAGTTCAAGTCCACACTCAATTTCGCGGACATAGATACGAACACCATCGCCAAGCTGGTCGACCAGACCCAAGACTATGCCGACCGAACCGTTTACGATCTCGGTGATATACGTTCGGCGACTGCTCAGCTGGCTTCAAACGGCGTCAAGGATTATGCGAATCTCGTGGAAGCCGCAGGAAACCTGAACGCGGTGGCGGGAGGCAACGCAGACACATTCAAAAGCGTCACTATGGTTCTCACTCAGACAGCCGGGGCCGGAAAGCTCACCACCGAGAATTGGAACCAGATGCGCGACGCCATTCCCGGCGCATCAGGAAAGATCCAAGATGCTTTGAAGAAGAACAAGGCGTTCACGGGCAACTTCTCCGATGCTTTGGAGAAGGGCCAAGTCAGCGCCGAAGAGTTCAACAAAGCGCTCATGGATCTGGGTATGACCGATATCGCGAAAAAGGCCGCCGCGGACAGCAGTACATTCGAGGGGGCGATGGGCAATTGGGAGGCCGCCGTCGAGAAGTTCGGCAGCACTTTCCTGGACACGATGAAATCACAGCTGACAGGTGCGATCAATTTCGCATCGGACAAGCTCGGCAATTTCACTAACTGGTTCAAAACCACATGGAACTCCGTGTCGGGTCTGATCGCGAAGAAAGACTTCAAAGGAGCATTCAAAAAGGCCTTCGATGTCGATGATTCAACCATGAACCGCTTGTCCGAGTCCTTCTCCGGTATCCATGTTGGGCTGGAAAGCATCGGTGACGCTTTGAGCCCGCTCAAATCCAAAGTGACAGGTGCGGGAAGTTCCTTCCCGACGTTAAACCGCGGGTTAAGCGGATTCGCCCAGGCGTTGGATATGGTCCAGCCTGTTCTCCCGGCCATAGCTAAACTGATCGACTTGTTCGGAGAACTCCCCACAGGAGTACAGTCTGCCGTGCTTGGATTCGCACTGTTCGGCAGACAGACCAGCATGATCCTCACGCCGATCGGCATGCTGGTGAAAGCCTCGGCGGGTTTGGTGAAAGGCATCGGCTCTGTCGGTAGCGCCATCAGTGGAATGGTTTCGGGCAGACTCTCGAAAGCCAGCTCGATATCATCCATAGCGGAGTCACTCGAATCAGCGGGGAGCAGTGCGTCCACCGCCGCTCCCAAGATTGGGAACGCGGCCGCGAGTGTGGAAAAACTCGATACGAAAGCAGCCGGAGCAGTGAAGAAGACCGGCGGGCTCTCTTCCGCGCTAGGTGGCATCAGTCCCGCAAGCGTAGCCTTTGGCGCAGCCGCACTTGGCGTCACGGCTTATACCGCCACAATGAGCGACCAGATGCAGAAAACCCAGGATATGGTTGATGATTTCTCATCGGCAATGAAGGAAGGGGCCGATAGCGTTAGCAGCTTCTGGTCGCAAATCCAATCAGGCCAATCTGGTGACCTCGGAATTATTGACAAACTCAGCTCGCTAGGGAAAGACAGCGACCTTGCGGCATTAGTCAAAGACACGGGCACCAGCTGGTCAACTGTGAAGGATGCGATATCCGGTACTGGAGATGCTATGTCTCAACTTGATAAGGCAGCCGGTTCAGGAATTACCTTCAACGGCACGTACAAAGCAAAAATGCAAAGCTTACGCGACGTCGTCAATGAGCTGAAGGGTTCATATCAGGACACCATCAAGGAGATGATCGAATATTCGCAGACCCAGAACGCGATTAATAACGGTACCAGCGCTGTCCAATCGGCTTTTAGCGAGCTTTCCACAACTCTGAAAGCCAATGGTGATGATCTTGCGAACAACGGGCAGCTCACTGCTGCTTCCCAGCAAGCTGTGAGTTCCGCTACTGATGCGTTATGGCAGAATGTGCAAGCCCAACTGGAGTACGGGAAAACCAGCGGGGATATGTCCACCGCCATTCAGGGCGCAAAGAACAGTGTTCAGCAGATGCGTGACTCGCTGATCGCCACCTTGGAGCAGCAAGGCATGAGCTCCCAAGCGGCGGCGCAGTACGCGGACTCACTTGGTTTGATCCCAGCGAATGTGAACACCACCTTCACGGAGAATTCCACACTAACAAAGGGCGAGGTAGAGGCATACCTCAACACGTTGGGGTTGACCCCTGCGCAGAAAAGCACCGTGATGAACGCATTGACCAACCAGGCCAATGGGGACATCAACAACCTGCACCTGAACATGAACAGCCTGCCAGGAAAAGTACAGACCCTGCTAACCGCGGACAATAAGGATGCGAACAGCAAGGCCAACGACACCAAAGACAAGGTAAATTCCGTACCGAAAGCTCACCAAACCGACTTCACCGCCAACCAGACAGGAAGCGGATGGTCCAACATCAAAAACTTCTTCTCCAGTATCCCAGGAGCGCTCGCGACATATTGGGGTATCGGTAAATCGCATGGAGGAGAGGTGCATCGTGCGAATGGTGGAATTGTGCAGCGTTTGGCGTCAGGTGGGCCATCGGGGTATGTATCTGGTCCTGGGACTTCAACTTCCGATTCCATCATGACATGGCTCTCGGATGGAGAATACGTCATCCGCGCTGCTGCAGCGAGAAAGATTGGCCTGCAGAATCTTAACCGGGCCAACGCCACGGGAAAGCTTTCTGGAGGAACGGTTATATCGTCGCAGCCTGTGGTGAATCAGAATATCAGTATCACGAATAAGGGTGTGGTGAATCCTTATGTGGATGGGAACATTCTCGGACGTGCGGCTGCTGCGTCTGCCCGTAATTCATTGATGGGGGTGTGAGGATGGTTGATGCTCATGCGTTTCTCTCCTTTGGAGAGAACGAGAATATCCATTTTCATTCTGGACGATACAAACCCGCTGGCGGTGCTCTGATGCTATCCAAGGAAGGTATTGAGGGGTGGTGGAGTGCTCCTGATGTGAAGGTTGATGTGACGGAGCGCGCGTCGGGTAATGGTGGTCATGATGTGGCGTCTGATGCGATACTCTATGCGTCGCGCACGGTGACGGTGAATTTCGATGCTATTGGTGACGTGCGTTCCGAGGTTTTGGATGCGGTTCGGCGTGTGTCCGGTGCGAATGGGTTGCCGGTGAGGTTGAGGGTGGTGGATGACCGGTCGGACACGTTTGTTACGGGGTATGTGCGCCCGCAGTTCGGTCCCGCTTGGAATGAGCGGTTCCAGTCGGGCACGCTTACTGTGGTGTGTCCGCGTCCTGAGCGTTTGTCGTGGGCTGTGTCCCGGTTGCAGTTGTTTCCGGTGTCGGTGCAGCGGGGAGGCTTGTCGTATAGCGGCGGTAAGGGGTTGCGCTATGGGTTGTCGTATGGGACGGCTGGTGTGGCGTCGAATGTGGCGTTGCTGACGAACGCGGGGAGTTCCCGTGCGTTTCCGGCGGTGACGGTGACAGGTCCGTTCCCTGATGGTGTGCTCATCCAGTGGGGCGGTGGCGCTTTGCAGTACGATGGCGCGATCGGCGCGGTTCCGCTCACTCTGGATTCGCGTTCGCAGACCGCTTCGATGGGCGGGGTTGACGTGAGTCGTAACTTGTCCCGTCGTGATTTTCCTGTGGTCCCCGCGTCTGGCTCGGTGTCGCTCAGGCTCATGAGCGCAGGGTCCGGTTGGGTGACGGCCTCATGCCGTGACACGTTTATCTGATGTTTCTCTGGTTCAAAGTTTCGTTTTCGTTGCCTCGCCGTTGGCGGGGTTTTCCTGTTTTGGGAGGCATTTATGGTTACCGCTCTGGGTGTGGATGTGGATACTAGCGGCAATGGTGTGGATCCGTTGACGCATCGCAACATTATTAAGGCTCATTGGGTGAATACCGGTGTGGTCGAGGGGCTGGTGGTTTCCGGTCGTGGCGATCTTCGGTATGCGGTGTCCGCTGGTGTGGGCGTGTGCTCGATGGGTGATGCGGACGGGTATGTCGAGGCGTATTGGCCGGGCGGCGTCACGGAGAATGCCGTGAGCGCGGGTGATGGCACGTATGCGCGTATCGACACGGTGTATCTGCTGGCGAACACGGGCACGCCGGACAATGTGGTGCATTGCCGTGTGGTGCAGGGCACGCCGTCGGCGAGCCCGGTTGCCCCTGTGCTGCCTGCGGGGGCGTTGGCGTTGATGAGTATGCTGATGCCTGCGGGCGGGTCGTCTACGGGTGCTTCGTCCAGGCGTGCTGGCGTGGGGTATGCGGTGCCGTACGGCGTGTCACTGGGGTTGATGGCGCAGTCCAGGAACACGGGGAATGACGCGTTCTCCCCGTCGGTGATCGGAACGCCCCGTCATGCGGTTGATTTCACGTTGTCTACCGACCGTCTGGTGGAGATCCGATTCCAGTGCAGGGTGACCGGTGGTTCTGGGTCGAGCAGCATGTATTTCTCTGTTAACGATAACGGCGATGTGTTGGACCCGGGCACTGGTCAGTTGGAGTTCGCCACCGCGGGAGTGGCCGAGTTGAAGAGCTATAGCAACATGTTCAGCATGGCCGCTGGCGACCATCATGTGGTGCTGTCGGTCAGGGCGAACGCCTCGGGTTTCCGATTCTATGGGTTCGGGTCGAGGATGTTCGTCATCGATCAGGGCGTGGCGCGTTGAGCTGGCGTCATTGGCTCACTGACGCGCTCACCGGCAGGATCATCCGTCCTATTGATATTCCGTCGTTTTCCTGGCGGATGACGGTCGGGGATTTCGGGTTCACCACCACGGCGAAGAATTTGGGCGAGGCCGACGCGTCGAATCTGACATTGCCTTGGAGCCAGTTCGATGAGTACGACGATGCCGGCATGCTGGTGCATCGGGCGACTCCCGCCGAGCTGAACCACCTGCTGAGTATGGGGCGTCGTGCGTTGTGCTCCTCTTGGGTGTATGAGGGCGTGGCCAACCAGATGGGCACGCCGATCCTCTGGGGTGCGTTGGGGGAGCGCCAGGACTCCTGGCTGGACACCACGTTCCCGGTGTATTCGCCCATGACGTTGCTGGGGTTTCGGTATGCGATCCGCGACGGCGCTTTCGTGGATGGCAGAAGCACCGGCACCGTGGGCTGGACCGGGCTGTCGCTCAGGGGTCTGGCATCGAATCTCATCGACCTGGCTGTCTACGGGAAGAACGGCGGGACACTGCCGTTCGACTGCACGTATCTCAACGAGCCGGGAAACCATCAGCGTACGGACTACAGGGCTTGGAACGTGCAGAACCTCGACGTGAAATCATTGCTCACGAACATCGCCAACGTGCAGGGCGGCCCGGACATGACGTTCCGGCCATACTGGTCGGACGGTTCGCATGTGCGGGTCCGTCACCTGGCGGGCTCGGACGCCGACATCTACCTCGATGCGGACCATGCGCCCCTCGCCCTGAACAGTTTCCCCGGAGGCGGGGCGTTGGAGGAGCTGAAGGTGTCCTACGCGCTGCCCATCCAGAGAGTGTACGCCACGGGGGCGGGGACGGACGAGAGCGTGGTCACCGCGATGGCGGAGGACCTCTCCCAGGTGACCGGGTCGATGGACCCGCCGATCCTGCGCGAGACGGCGTATTCCGACACCGACGCCGCGACCGTGGCGAACCTGAAACCCAAGGCGCAGACGATTCTGAACACCAATAGACGCGCCATGATGCAACTGACCGGCAGTATCGACGTGAATGACGCCGATACCTCGGGAAGACCGTCGCACCCTTTGGGATCGTTCTGGCCGGGACAGTCGTGCGAGGTGAGCGTGACCGGGCACCGCACGCTACCCGATGGCACCTATGCTACGAGACTCATGGAGATGAGCGGAGACCAGTCAAGCAAGGTCGCGTTGAAATTCGACGTGATGAACGCACCATTCTAAGAAGGAGGATAATGTGGCTTTTCATCCAGATATCACACGCAAAGATGATGTGACAGTAGCTTTGGATACGGCAAACGCGGCAGTCAAGCTCGCATCTCGTCAAATGACTGGCAATGCGGGTAGTGTCACGATCCCTAACGCTGACGGCACTAAAACCGTGTTGGGTGTAGACGCGGGGGATACTGGTGTTGCCCCGTGGGTGGGGGACACTACAGCACCAGGTACACCGTTAGGGTTGAGTGCGGAATCGCATAATGGTGCAATCTGGGTGACATGGAATGGGACACTTGATGGTGGTATTCCTGCTGATTTCAGCCATATACAAGTGACGGCCTCGTATGATGCTGTGAGCGTGGACATGGGACGGCTCACTGCCGCGGGCAAGGTAACGGCTGCTGAACTGCCTGCTGGGGCAGAGGTGTCGATTACTGCGATAGCCTACGATGATGCTCACGATGCGAATGGTAACAGCACGCCGAACGCGTCTAACCCATCTGAGCCGGTGAGTGTGGTTGTCCAATCAGCCGTTGACCCGTCCGCCGTGCAGCAGGCACAGGATGACGCTCAGTCAGCCTTGGATAAGGCTGGGCAAGCATCTGATACTGCTACTACTGCGAAAAACACTGCGGAGGGTGCTAGTACGAACGCTACTAATGCGTCCAATACGGCAACAGCCGCGAAAACCGCTGCTGATAGTGCGAACTCGACTGCCGCCTCAGCATTGGCGACAGCGCAGGCGGCGCAGAATGATGGGGTCACCCAGTGGGTGCCGCAGTACGCGCAAACCACGAGCCCCACCAGTGCTCCAACAACTGGGTGGAGTAATACGGCTCCCGACTGGGTTGCTGGCAGTTACATCTGGTCTCGTATGATCGTCGCTTACGGTAGTGGTGATTATGAAACCACTGACCCAGTCGTGCTCACCGGTAACCCCGGGGCGCAGGGTGATAAGGGTGATCCGGGGAAAAACGGTGCGGACGGCACCAGCGTCACCATCAAGGGCAGGGTCTCCACCGCAGCGAACCTCCCATCGAGCGCGTCCAACGGCGATGGATACATCACCGAGGATGATGGTCATCTGCATGTTTGGGGGTCTACTGGTTTCACTGATGTAGGCCAGTTTAAAGGTGAGAATGGTCTTAACGCGTATGTGCACACAGCGTGGGCAAATAGTGCTGACGGGAAAACTGATTTCAGTACTACCAGTGGTGGCACTCGTGCATATATGGGGCAGTATAACGATAATACGGTTGCTGATTCCACTGATCCAACAAAATATACTTGGACTAAAATCAAAGGTGCTGATGGTGCTCAAGGCGTGGGCGTAGCTTCAATCACTCCGTACTGGGCGTTAGGTACAGCAGCTCCTGCAAAACCTGCAGTCACTACACCGCCAAGCCCATGGGTTTCTGCTGAACCTGGATATCAACGAAACCAAAACCTGTATACGACCACTAAGTTCACCTATGATTCTGGGGCGTTCGTATACACGAATGTGCAATTGGATTCGTCGTATCAGTATTCAGCGGCTGCTGAAACCGCTGCTGAAGACGCGTTACAGTCGGCAACGAACGCCCAAACCGCTGCTCAAACCGCGCAAACTGCGGCTACGAACGCGAATAATGCAGCCACCTCAGCAGCCACGAAAGCAGACAACGCGTCCAGCGCCGCCACACAGGCACAATCCACAGCAGCCGCAGCCGCGCAGGCAGCCACATCAGCGCAAACCGCCGCAAACCTAGCAATCCAAAACGCGCAAGAGTTACTCATTAACGGCGATTTTGAAAATGGTCTAAACGGTTGGAGTTACTTCAATACAAGTGATTATAAATTAACGCTCACTACTGATCAGGCTCATTCAGGGACTCATTCAGTGACATCAACAGGATCACAAAACACTGGAATTTATTCGACAAATCCGATGAAAGTGATTCCGGGGCGCGTATATCGAATTGGATATTGGGCTATGGGTTCAGCCGCTGCAACAAACGCGCTTGGTTTCAGAATAGTTACATCGCCAGATGGAAATACATGGACATCATCAGCTCCCACGAATAATGCCCCGGCTGTCACGACCAGCTGGACGTTTTATTCAGTTGATTGGACATGCCCGTCCGGGGTTAATTATGTCCGTTATCGATGCTGGTTCAATATAAACGGGAGCAGTGCTGGAAGCATCACTGTTTATGCTGACGATCTAACTTTCAAAGATGTTACTGAAGCGTCAGCCGCTCAAGATGCTGCGAATACAGCTCAAACCGCTGCAGCTAATGCGGCCACGGCGGCAGCTAATGCAGCATCAATAGCAAACGCTGCACAAGCGGCAGCACAAGGCGCTCAAACCACGGCTGATGGTAAGAACAAAATATTCGCTAGTACTACCGAGCCGTCGCATACGGGACTTGTGCCGGGGGACTTCTGGTTCCAACTAAACAGTTCCAAGCAGACGACTGGTATTCAAGTATGGAATGGGAGCGCGTTCGTAAACTATATGCTGCTTGCTAGTGCCTTATTGATTGCTGGCAGTGTGGGGACAACTCAGATTGCTAATGGGGCAATCACGACCGACTTGTTGCAGTCAAACGCGGTTACTGCAATCAAGATAGCTGCTCAAACCATTACGGGTGACAAGCTGAACGTGGGTAGTGTCGCGTCTGCTATCGTTACATCAGGACTGTTCAGGACCGCCGATAGCGGTGCTCGGGTGGTCATGGATTCTGCGGGCATTAGAGGTTATAACTCATCAGGGGCAACTACCTTTAATCTTGACGCGTCAAACGGCAGTGTTAGCGCGATTGGCGGGCTCAGAACAGCGGCTTCAGGCAATAGGGTGGAGGTTGCCCAGAAAGACGTTAATGACCCGGTAACGGGAAATCCTGTAAATATGGGGAGCATTACACAATATTCCGGAGCAGACCAAGTATGGCAGATCCTAGGGCAAAAAAGTGGCGGTGACCTAAAGTTTTTCCTAGGAGTAGGAGCGCCACAGCAACCACAGCTTATAGTCGGCACTTCTACTGTCGGAATCGCCGCCAATCGCATCGACCTGACGGCAACAGGGAGTGGTGGCGGAGTTTATGTAAACAGCAGAAAAATGGATGATTCCGGGCAGATAGACCTTTCTTCCTATCTTGCCAGTGGGGTATCGGGGAAGCTTACCGGGCAGATAGTGGATGGAATATGCTATCTGACCATCGGGTGCAGCGGATTTAGTTGCCCGTATGGACAAACCGTTGTCCTGTCGGAAGCATTGCCATCACAGTTTATCCCGAACAATTTTGCTTCCGACCGCATCACAGGTATAAGTCACTATTACTTCGGCGGAGTGCGGCTTGTGCTTGCTGACGGTATCATCCGATTCACCAATATGGAGAACGGCACTGCCGATCACTGTAACTGTACGTTCACACCATATGTTTTGGGAAAGTGATACCTCATGGATTTCCTAAGTTCGACCGCATTCGGCTGGCTGGTCACCACTCTGTTGGGAGGTCTCGTGGGATTCCTTACTTCGTTCCTGCGTAAATCAGCCGCGCGTGACAAGGCGTTCACCCAGGGGATGCGTGTCCTGTTGCGTGCCCGACTGATCGACATCCATGAGAAGTACGTGGAGCACGACGAGCTGTGCCCCGTGAACGTGAAAGAAGAGGCCGACGAGGTGTACACCGCGTATCACGGTCTCGGCGGCAACGGGACGGGCACGCATCTGCATGACGAGATCATGGACGCGCACATCTCCTCCGATAATCCGGGCCCTACATCCCACTAACCACTTACTTAATCATTCGAGCCTCCGGTGTCCGCCGAGGGCTTTTCTTATGCCCCAATTTAAGGAGAAGTTATGTCTAATTCGAATACACCGGATGTGGTCGATACGCCTCAGGAGGTGTTCAATCTGCTGCCCGCGTGGGCTCGTCAGGTGATCTATGTGGTGGTGGTGCTGGTGGGCGTCGCCTCTGCCGTATACCTGTCAGTACTGGGCTATCTGGATGTGAGCGCCCCGTCATGGTATGGGGCTGCGACGGCGGGCTGGGTGACGTTGACAGGAGCGTTCGGTCTGGTGGCCGCGTCTAACACGTCCAAACAGGTCGTGGACACCACCGGCACCACCATCAGCGAGACTCTGGACACCGCGGATTCGGGTGTATTGCCGTCGACGGTGATCCCGGCCGCCCAGGTCGAGCTGCCCGATGCGGACAGTGCCCTACGCGCGGCCTCAGCACAGGCCGACACCGTTGTTCCGGTGGAGGGGTGAACAGCATGGTCACTGTCACCCAGAGGCCCAGTCCGAACCATTACGCTGGCAGGCAGGGGCAGCGGGTCGCGTACATCACCCTGCATGTCATGGCCGGGGGCCTGCCCGGCACGGACGCCACGTTCGCGAAATCGTCGAGTCGCGCGTCGAGCCATTACGGGGTCGGCGCTGACGGGACGGTCAGCCAGTACGTGTCCGAACTGGACGGGTCGTGGGCGGACGGGTCCAGGATCTCCAACCTGCGCAGCATCAGCATCGAACATGCCGGCGGACTGGCGGGGTACGTGAACACGGATGCGTGCGTGTCCGCATCGGCCCAATTGTGTGCGGACATCGCCCGACGGTACGGGTGGGGGCGGCTGTCCCACGGGCAGAACGTGTTCCTGCACCGGGAGATCCCGCCGCACACGCACCCCGACTGTCCCGACCAGTGCCCGAACCCCCTGCGCTGGCAGGAGATCCTCACCCAGGCCAACGCCATCCTCGACAACACCAGCACACCAACAGACTCACAGAATGGAGATTTTCTCATGGGATTGTCCCAATACGATCAGGAACTCATCCGCAACGCGGTGGTCGACATCAACAACAGGACCGACCGGCTCGAAAAGGTCGTCAACGCCATGGCCCTACGACTGGGCCCCATGCCCGGCTACCCGTTCGACTGGCTGCCCGCCATCTCCAACAACGTCGTCGGCCTCGACCGGCAAGTCAAGCAGATCCTCAACAAACTCGACAAGCCAACCACCTGACCCACACCACCACCACTGGCCCCGCTCCCGGCATCACGCCGAGGGCGGGGCTTTTCTGCGTTTTTGTAGAGGCATAACGGCACGTGATTTACTAACATCTGGGAT